GTTGACCGTGATGGCCTGGCTGTTGCGCGCGCCGAGCGTGATGGCCACCGTGCCGTCCGCGTCGGTCCCGAGGTCCAGCGGCGGCATGCTGTACGCGCCCGTGAGGTCGGCGGCCCCGGCGATGGGGACGTAGGCCCCGTCGTGGTCATGGCCTAGCCCGGCGTAGTCCCCATCGTGGTTGTGCCCGAGCTGCGCGTACCTGTCGTCGTGCAGGTGGCCGATGGACGCGTAGAGCCCGGCAAGGTCGCCGTGGGCGACCGGGTCGGCGTCGTGGGCGGCCAGGGCGGCCTGCATGGCCTGCAGCGTGACCCAGACTTTGGTGGCGTCCACCACCAGGGAGACCTGCGCGGTGTCCGTGACCGGGATGGGGATCAGGATGTCCAGCGAGGTGCCCGAGCCGTCTTGCAGGGGCGGTTTGTAGGTCTCCGGGAAGGCGGCCACGGCGAAGAGGTCGCCGTCGCCGTCGAAGATCCCGACCTCGCGCACCCAGTAGCCGCCGGTCTCGATGGGCACCACGATCTCCACCAGGATGCAGGACGGGTTCTGCGGGTCCAGGCCCACGGAGGAGAGATCGTCGCGCCAGACCTCGCGCACCAGGGCGGTCATGCCGGGCGTGGGCGCGATGACGTCGCCGTTCCCGTCGCCCACGGCCCCCTCGGCCAGGACCACGGCAGGGCCTCCTGCCGCCGCTGCCGTCAGCTTCCCCTTGCCGATGTCCGTCACGTATGCTTCCAGGCTCATGCTGCCTCCTTAGATGGCGTTTGCCGCCGCGCGGGTGCGCACGGCGATGTAGGCGGCCACGCCCGCGGCCAGGCGCAGGCGGGCCGGACCCGTGCCGCCCGCGCGGGACACGGCAGGGATGTAGCGGACCTTGAGATTCTGCACCGTGGCCGCGCCCACGCGCAGGGGAACCGTCACGCTGCCGGCCAGCTCCACTGCCGTGCCGTCCAGGTGCGAGCGCACGTTCTTCATGGCCAGGGCCGCGGCCAGGGCCTTGCGCTGCGTGTCCAGGGACAGCCCGGCCCCAGCCACGGCGAGGCGCAGGCGGAAACGGCCCGGCTCCCCGCTGAACTCGAACCACTCGCGCACCCTGGCCGTGGTCCCGGCCGCCGTGCCTGCCGCGTCCTCCACGGCCCAGGGCGTGCCCTTCTTGCGGTGCCAGAGCAGCAGCTTCTTCACCGTGGCCCGCTTGGCGGCCAGCGAGGCGTCGGGATCCCAGAAGTCGGCGCTAAACTGCTGCGCCAGGAGCGAGAGCGCGGGCTCGACCAGCTCGTCTATGCGGGAGTAGATCAGGCACAGGCGGGCATCCGAGGCCAGGCGGGCCAGCTCGCCGTCCGCCGCCTCGCCCGCGGCCTGGACCGCAGGATCGCCGGAGATGGACGGCGGCAGCAGGTCCAGGAAAGGAACGTCGCCGATGCGGCTGGCCATCTATTCGTCCTCCACGCCGCCGTAGAGCACGGTGCGCGCGCCGTCCTGGGCCACCTGGTGCGCGTCGAGGGCGAGATGGAGCGGGGCGCGGATCTCCACGCGCTTGGCCCCGGCCTCGCGCACGCGGCGGGCCAGCTCCGTGGGGTTGTGGTCGCGCCCCAGCCTGGCGCGCTGCCAGGCGCGGTACGCGTCCACTGCCGCCTCGACCGACGCCTGGACCATGGAGGCCAGGGCGGCGGAGTCGCGGCCCAGCCACCAGGTGAGGTCCACGTCGCAGACCACGGCCTCGGGCGGCAGCACGCTCACCTGGTCCGTGAGGGGCCTCGCGTCGCGGGCGTTGACCGCGGCTTCCACCAGGTCCAGGTACTCCTGCCCGGGCAGGCCGCCGTCCGCGAGCAGGGGATAGACCCGTACCTGCACGGGCGAGGGCGAGACCACGGCCACGTCCGCGATGTCCTGGTGCGCGGAGAGCGCCCAGAAGCGGTAGGCCCCCTCTGGTCCGGCCACGGAGAACGACTCCGGGGCCAGGGCGATGCGCTCGCGGTAGCGGTCGTCGCTCTCCGCGTCCGCGCCGCCCAGGGATTGCGTGGTGTTGGCCACGGCCGCGATCCAGGAGAGCGGGTCCACGAGCCGGGCGATCTGCCCGGCCACGTAGCCGTTGCCCGCCGCGCCAAACTCCTGGCACACGGCGGACACGTCCACGAAGAGCGCTCCGGAGGGGATCACGGCCGAGGCGGCGGTGGCGAACATGAGCTGGCCGTCCGGCGTGGCCCTGGTCCCGGCCGGGACGGTCACGGCGAAGGCCAGGGCCGAGGAGAGGGAGAAGCGCAGGGTGGTGCGGGCCGCGAACGCGGGCAGCCTGGCCGCGCCCACCAGCGCGCCCAGGTGGTCCAGGCGCGGCCCGGTGGCGTAAGCCAGCAGGTTCTGGCGCGCGGACCAGTCCGCCTCCTGGCGGGCCAGGCAGATCTCCAGGGCCACGGCCTCCAGGAAGAGGCGCACCGGGTCTCCCGGATAGAGGGTGCGGCCCGAGACCGTCTCGTAGGTGGAGAAGAGGCGCGCCTCCACGGTCCTGGGGTCGGCGTCGATGAAGGAGACAGCGGGCAGGGCGGACAGGTTCACGCGTCGCCTCCGAGGATTTGCAGGTGGACACGGGGGATCAGGCGGCCGTCCACGGCCCCGGCCTCGTCGCGCCGGAAGTCCACGGAGGCGATGCGGGCGCGGGGCTCCCAGCGCCGCACGGCGGCCGAGGCCTCGCCCGTGTACACGGCCATGGCCTCGGGCAGGGGCAGGTCGAGGAGCTCGATGCGGATGCCGAAGGTGCGGTCCAGCGGCACGGAGCCGCGTGGCGTGGAGAGGATCACGCGCACGTTCTGCAGGATCTCCTCCACGCCCGAGGCCCCGAGGTTCAGGGCGGCAGGGGCGGCGGTGTCGAGGACGTACTCTGCCATGGGCGGCTCCTAGTGCCTCAGGTCCGTGCGCATGCCGCCGGAGTAGGAATCGCGCGCCGCCTGGTTCCAGTCCGTGGCGGCCGTGCGCACGGCGGGCCGCTTGCGCACGGCGGACGTGGCCGGGGGGCGGGAGCGGGAGAGGATCACGGACCCGCCCTCTGGTTCCCAGTGCTCCACGAACGAGAGCTTGACCTCGGCCACCAGGATCTCGCCCGTGCCGCCGAGGCGTTTGACCGCTTCGTCCAGCGACTGCAGGACGAAGTTCCCGAAGGCGCGGCCACCGATGGCCAGGGGCTGGTGTTCCCGCGCTGCCTGCGCCTGTTCGAGCTGGGCGATGCGGGCCTCGGGGTCGCACCAGTTGCGGTCGAGCTTCACCGAGATCTCGATCTCCCACAGCTCCAGACCCACGGACTGCAGCAGGGGGCGACCGTTCAGGGTCTCGTGCCGGGCATACGTGGCCGAGCGCTTGCGCGACAGGGCGTGCAAAGTGAAGACGTCCTGGGCCGAGACCTCGAAGGCCAGATCCCCGAACGCGCCGATGCGCGCCGTGCGCTTGGGGGAGTTGGCGAAAAGCTCGGAGGCTGCGGGGGCGGAATACCCGAAACCCGGAGGGAGCATGGGATTGCCCTGAAGATCGGCGTCCTGCACGTTGGCTGCGGCCCAGGTGTCGATGAGGGCCAGGGACTGCTGCGCCAAAAAGGCCACGTCTCCTCCGGCCTGGGCCGCGAGGAACGAGAAGAGCCTGCTGCGCAGCGCCGGGCTGGTCCACAGCGCCCAACCGTTGAGATTCGAGATGTCCATCTTGCCGGACATGACCAGGAGGGTGAAGGCGTAGGCGTCCTCGGCGCGGATGCCTGCCTGCAGCGCCAGGCGCTGCAGCGCCCCGGATTCGCGGATGATGCCGCGAAACAGCAGGTCGAGGGAGCGGGCCGTGGCCGGGTCCAGGACCAGCCCCTGCGAGGCGGCCATGGTCTGCATCGCCTGGTGCGATTGGCTGGGGGACAGCTCCAGCGCCAGGCCCTGTTCGAGGAGCAGATCCATGGTCATGGCCCGCAGTTCCGGAGATATGTTCGTCATGCGCCGCCTCCGGCCAGGGTGCCGTTGATCGGCGCGTCCACGGTGAGCGATCCGGCGTGGATCGCGGTCACCTGGAGCGTTCCGTTCAGGACGTAATTGCCCGTGTGGTCGGTGTCGCAGTCCTTGCTCTCGCTGCCGTGGCCGTTTTGCCCGGCGGCGGAGAGCGCGCCCCGCAGCACGATCTGCCCTGCGTCCAGGATGACGCGGGCGGCGCGCAGGGTGGCGTCGCCCCCGGCCTGCAGCGTGGCGTCTGCCGCCACCTGGGCCGAGAGCGCCCCGCCCACGTCGAGCCGGGCGTCGCCGCTGCAGGCGAGGAGTATCTCCCCGGCCACGTTGCCCGTGAGCCTGTGCGCGGCGCGGTCGTATTCAAGGACCGTGCCGTCCGCGAAGTGCAGGCGCGCCTTGTCCTGGTCCGGCACGGGCACGGGATCGGCAGAGGAGTACAGCGCGCCCAGGACCACGCCGTCCTCGCGACCGAAGGGCAAAAAGAGGCAGGCCACGTGCTCGCCCACGTCGGGCATCCAGTAGCACTGGTCCCTGCCGGTGCGGTGGTGCAGCACGGCCAGCTCTGCCGTGACCAGGGGCGCGTCGCCCGCGCCGCCCGCCCGCGCGTCGGCCAGGCGCACGCGCACCGTGCCGCGTCCGGGATAGGTGGCCGTGACTTCGCCTAGGCGCAGGAAGCGGTTGAGGCGGGCGTTCAGGTCCTCGATCTGGCGTTTGTCCCCGTGCATCAGTACCTCAGCGCCGTGCGCAGGTTGATTGTGGTGCGGTAGCCGCTGCGGCGGGTGAGCTCGTGCACCGCCTTGGAGATCACGTAGGCGCGGTCCATGCCGCCAAAGCCCTCCAGGGCCACGCAACAGCCAGCGCGCAGGCGCGGGTCGCCCATGAGCTCGAAGCTCGCCTCGAACTCCTTCTGATTCTTGCCGCGCAGCTTGTGCCGCGCCAGGCTCCGCGCCTGGGCTGGCGATTCCACGCGCTCGCCCACCTGCAGGGTCGCGCCCACGTCCGGCGCGTCCTCGGGCGCGACCTCGGCCTCTGTGAGCCGCCGCGTGGCCGGGTCGTGGAAGGAGACGCGCGCCTTCTTGGCCAGGCCGTGGTGCTTGGCCTTCACGCTCCAGGAGGAGATGGCCGTGTCGCCCCGGCGCAGCACGGCCACGGTGGGCCCGGCATCGTAGTCACCGGCGGAGAAGAGGATCAGGCGACCGTCGCTCGCTTTCAGCGACCGCCCGGCCTGCTCGGCCAGGCGCTGCAGGAAGGCCAGGTCCGTCTCCTCGGTTTGGTCCAGGCGGGAGAACGGCATGTCCTCGCCATGCAGCACAGGCGTGAGGCCGTGCTCCGAGGCGATGTCGCGCGCCACGCGGTGCAGGCTGGCCGCCTCCCAGGCGCGCGAGCGCGCCTCCCAGCGGATGGCCTTGGAGACCGGCGCGGCCACGCCCTTGAGCGAGACCGTGTCGCCGCCCATGCCGCCGCGCAGCTCCAGCTCGTCGAGCTCGAAGGAGCCGCAGGAGAGCGCAAGGTCGCGCCCGGCAGCCGCCCAGTCGCGGCAGACGATGGTGGCGGCCATGCGCATGCCCCGGCTCGGCTCCCAGCGACCGCGCCAGAGCCCGGCGCGATCTTCAAGCGTTACGTCAAGATCGTCCGCCGTGCCGTGCTCGTTGTCCGTGTACGTGGCCGAGACCAGCGCCCCGGCCACGATACCGGAGACGTTGCGGCCCGAGAGCTCGAGCAGGAGGTCTGCGGTTCTTACGAGAGCCACGGCGGCGCGGCCTCCTCGGTCCGGTTGGCGGGCAGTGCGGGCACGGTGAGGACCTCCCCGCCCCGGAACGCGACCACGCCGATGAAGGCGGGGTTGGCGTCGAGCAGGAGGTGGAAAAGGGTCTCGTCGCCCCAGAGGCGGAAGGCCAGCATGTCCGGCGTTTCGCCCGCGCGGGCCGTGACGGCATCAGGCATAGCGCAGCCGCTCCTCCCGCTCGCCCAGGCGCTGCATGAGCTCGGCGAAGCGGCCCTCGGACTCGCGCAGGGCCTGCTCGGCCTGGCCGCGCACGTCGCTGCCCGCGCCGTTGATGGTGAGCTGCGGGGCGTAGGTGATCTGCATGGCCTGGCTGGCTGCGCCAGCGCCGCCCCTGGCCCCTGGGCCGCCCTGCCCGCCGGGGAGCAGCCCGGCCCAGGCGCTGGCCGAGGCGGCCCCGGCGGCCATGGTCTCGGGGATGGCGCGGCCCGCCTCCGTGAGCCGGGAGAAGGGGCCGCGCCGGGCGTCGGAATGGGGGATGTAGTCGTCGGCCTGGGCGAAGGAGTCGGCCAGGGCGTCCCCCGGCGCGGAGGCCGAGGAGCGGATCCCGGCGGCCACGGTTGCGGGAATGGACTGCCCGCCGCTGAAGAAGGAGATGGCCGAGCCGAGGATGGGCAGCCCCTTGAGGAATTCGCCGACCTCGAGGGCGTCGCGCTTGAACTTGTCCCAGAACTCGGAGAACCATTTTCCGAGCGGCTCCCAGTTTTCGTAGATCAGCCAGGCCGCCCCGGCGATGGCCGCGCCGATGAGGATGATGGGGCAGGCGGCGAGCGCCGCGTTCCAGAGCCACTGCGCCGCGGCCACGGCCTTGGTGGCGATGGCCGAGCCGATCTGGGCGTTGCGCAACCAGAGCAGGGCCTGGCCGAAGCGCAGTGCGCCGCCCGCGACGAAGGTGAAGAGATAGCCCAGGGTGGGGATGGCCGCGCCGAGCAGGAGCGCGCCGCCGAGCACGCCGCCGAGCACGGTGCCCAGGACGCGGTGCTGCTCGGCGAAGTCCGCCAGGACGCCCAGAGCGCCAGCAATGGCCCCGAACACCTTGGAGATGACGGGCAGGAAGAGGCGGCCGAACGAGTCCGCGGACTGGCGCACCGCGTCACCCATGGCCCGGTACTGCTGCGTCGTGGCGGCGGAGAACTTGGCGGCCTCCGCGTCCACCAGGCCGCGCGAGGATTCGCGCACGTCCCGGATGGCGGCGGGCAGCTCCCTGAGACGGCCGAGGAGGGGGACCAGGCCGCGCGCGCCCTCGTCGCCGAAGACCTCCTGGATGGCCTGGGCCTTGTCGTCCTGGGAGAGGCCGGAAAGGGCCGAGTCGATCTGGCGTAACGTGGCCACCAGGTCGAGCTGGCCGTTTTGGTCGCGCACGATGGCCGTGTTCCACTCGGCCTGGGCCTTGCCCAGGCCCCGCAGCACGGCGTTCAGGGCCGTGCCCGCCATGGAGCCCTGCAGGCCTGCGCTGTTCAGCTCGCCGATGACGGCCACGCCCTGGTCGAGCTGCACGTTGTAGCCCGCCATGCCTGCGGCCGCGTACTTCATGGACTCGCCGAGCTGGCCGAAATCCCTGATCTGATACTTGAACTGTACCTTGGTGAGCAGCTCGCCGATGCGGCCGAACTTCTCCTCGTTGCTGCCGGACATGGACTTGCCCAGGTTGTTGAAGGTGGTGGCCAGGACCTCGCCCACCTGCTCCGGAGCGCCCGCGGTGATGGCCGAAACCTTGGCCGTGACCGCCGCGCCCACGCGGGCGGCGGCCGCGTCGAGTCCGGCGGAGGACAGGGCGTACTGGATGTCCATGGCCTGCAGGGAGGTGACCAGGCCCTCGCGGCCCATGGCGCGGGCCGAGGCGCGCGCGTCGGCCATGGCCCTGTCCTTGTCGGCGGCGTTGATGACCGTGCCGAGCCGCAGCTCTGACTGCTCGTAGGCCGCGGCCTGGACGCCGGGCGCGGCCACGGTCGCGCCCATGGCCGCGGCCTCCAGGATCTGGCCGCGCAGTTCGTCGCGGCGGTTGCGGTTGGCCTGCTGTCGCTCCAGGAGCCTGCCCATGCGCTCCTGCATGGCGGCCGCCCGACCGATCTGGGACGTGAGGTCGCGGTAGCGGGCCGTGAGCTGGGTCGCGCCCTGCCCGGCCCCGGCCATCCGCGCCCGCTGGTCCACGAGCTGCCTGGACTGCGAGCGCAGGGTGCGGTCGAGCACGGAGACGCGCCGCTCGGCCAGGTCGATCTGCCGGGCAAGCAGGCCGGTCGCGCCGCCCGACGCCTCGGCCCGTGCCTTGAGCTGCGCGAGGTCGGCCCGCGCCTGGCGCAGCTCGAGGCCTGCAGCCTTGACCTTGCCTTTCAGGGCATCGAAGGACGCGCCCAGCTTGTAGGCGTCATCGGACCTAAGCCCCTTGACCGTGTCACCTAGTCGCTTGACGTGGCTGCGCGCCGCGCTTAACGAGGAAGAGAACCCGGCCTGGAGCGCGCCGCCGATGAGGAATGAAAACGTGACTGTCTTGTCCACCTGGATCTACCGCCTCTGCGTGCTGGTCCTCTGGGGCCTGCTCGGACGCCTCTTCCTGCCCCACCTGAAGGCCGGGGAGGGCGCGGTGCTGGCCGCCTGCATCCTGGGGGCCATGCTCCTGCCCCTGGCCGTGGGCCTTGTGCGTTCTGTCTGGGCCGCTCTCTTCATGGATCTTCCCTGGGAATCGCCTCCAGCCAGGCGATGAGTTCTCCCGGCGTCAGGACCTCGATCGAGGCCCTGCCCCAGCCGGTGTGACGCGCCAAGGCCAGCACTCCCCGCCGCAGCTCCGTTTTTGGGATCAGCCCTCCGCCGTCCCGTCCGTCGGGACCGGCGGCAGCGGTTGACCAGGCGCGGACAAAAAACGGTAGCCGTCCTGCAGCGCGCCATAGACCGACTGCGGCCAGCCCATCAGATCCTCCACGGGAACGCCGCAGAGCATGGCGAAGAGCCGGACCTCCACCTCGGCGGACGTCGCGGTGCGCCGCTGGTCCGCCACCGCCATTTCAGCCGCCACCTGCGCGTCGAGCATGTCGCGCACCAGGGGTTCGCGCATGACCAGCTCGGTGACCTCGCGGCCGCAGGCCTCCACCGGCTCGGACAGGGCGATGGTGCGGGAGCGTCGTTGTCTGGCCATGGGCTAGCCCTCCTTGCCCAGGTCGCGGCGCACCGTGGCCAGGTAGTCCGTGCCGTTCACGCGATAGATGTAGTTGAGCTTGTCCACCTCGAGGACCTCGTCCCCGTTCTGGACCAGCTTGAGGTAGAGCACCTCCAGCTCAACGTCCGCGTCCTGCGCCTTGCCCGACTCCCATTTGCCGAGCCCCGGCTTCTTGGGGATGCCCCGGATGAGGGCGCGTTCCGGCTCGCTGCCGAGCTTGCCCGTGGCCGAGTCGTGCACCTGCACCGAGGCGCGCAGATCCAGCTCGTGGGCCTGCGGGGCCAGCAGCTTGAAGTAGCCGCTGGTCTTGCTGCGGAACTTGAACTTGGCGACCATGGACTTGGTGTGGCCCAGGGTCGGGCTCTCGTATTCCCCGGCGATGCCCGCGCCGGACACGGTCTCGGCGATCTGCTCCGGGGAGGGCAGCTCGACGTCCGCCACCCCCATCAGCTCCGCGCCGCCCAGATAGACGTTGAAGGCGATGGTCTTCTCGTGAATCCTGCTCATGGGCTCCTCCTTCCGTGCCGCCTAGGCGAACAGGGACTGGATGTAGATGGGGTCGTATTCGAGGATGTTCTCGATCTGCCGGGCCGGGCTCGGCGGCGTCATCCAGGTGTGGAAACGGATGATGCCGTCCATGACGTCCGTGGTCGGGTTCTCGCTCTCCAGCAGGGCGATGCGTCCGCCCAGGATGTATTCGCGGGCCGTGAAGGCGTTGAGCCGGATCTGCTCCGAGTCCGCGACGGTCTGCAGGAGGCGGCGGGTGATGGGCCAGTCCACCAACTGGAAGTAGGTCAGGATGAAGGTGTTGGCGTGCCAGTTGAAGAAACGGCGGATGGGGATGAAGGAATCCTTGGGATCGGTCACGCTGGGGTACGCGCCGGTGCGGTTGCCCCAGCACTTCCAGCCGCCGTCCCAGTTGAGGGGCACGTTCACGCCCTGGCCGTTGAGGTAGTTGGCCTGCTCCAGCCCCAGGTAGAGGGGCTTGCCGTTCGCCTGCGCGCCGGTGACCAGCAGGCGGTTGTTCGAGGGCGAGCGGTAGGGCACGTCGCCCGACTCCGAATCCACGAAGGCCATGAGCGCGGCCAGGTGGGAGGAGCCCCAGAAGGTCTCGTCGCCCAGGACCGGGCGGCCCCAGGAGACGAGCATGCGCCCGCCCGTGAGGTTGTTGGCCTCCTTGTAGGCGGGCACGTCCTGGTATTTGGTCACCGTGGCGTCCGGGATGTCCACGGCCGCAACGGCCTGGAACAGGCCGTTGATGTTCTGGGCCTTGGCGGCCATGGCCACGGCCACGGCGGGGTCTGCCGAGAACTTCGGGGCCAGGAGCGTGCCGGGGATGAGGCGGAAGCGGGGGAAGATCTGGGCCACCAGTTCCAGCCCCGTGAGCGCTCCGGTCCCGGCGTCCACGCCGCCGAGGATGTCCGCCGCCACGACCTTGGAGACGTCCGGATCGTCCTGGGCGTCCACGTGCTCCTCGGGATCGAAGACGTTGACGAAGATCGCGGGCGCGATGCCGTAGAGCCCGAAGATCACGCGGGCGGCCTCGCACAGGGTGTAGGCCGCGTAGTCGTCGGACCAGCCGAGCTGGTCCACGAACTCCTGGTAGGAGTTGCAGAGCACCGGCTCGTTGACGGGCCTGGGCGCGCCCACGGCCAGGGTGTGCACCGGCGCGGTGCCGAAGACCACGGGGATGCCCGCGCTGATGCGGCGGGGCGGCAGCAGCGAGGTGGGCACCTCGGACGTGTAGACGCCGTGTTTGTAGGACATGTCAGACCTCCAGGGGTTCGTCCGGCGCGAGCTCGCGCCAGCGGGTGGTGATGACGGCCACGTCGTAGCCGTTGCGCTTTTCGTTGGCCTTGGGCTCGTGCCGCGTCACGCGCACCGGGCGGACGAGCTCCCAGCGCTCCTCCAGGACGCGCGTGGAGCGCAGCCGGAGCAGCATGCGCTGGGAGACGGCGCAGAGCAGCTCTTCGACGTCGCTGGCCCCGCGCGGGCCGTGCACGCCGATCAGGATCCTGAACTCGTGCACGTCGTCGCTGTCTGTGGACTCGCATTCGGCGGCGCGGACCACGGCGCAGGGGAACGCCTCCTCGTCGCCGATGTCGTCCGGGACCGCGCCCGTGAAGACGCGCGGCGCGGACAGGCCGCCGCCTGGGGCGTCCATGAGCCAGTCGCTGAACGCCGCCTCGCAGAAGCGACGCAGGGCGGCCAGGAGCAGGGGGCTCACCTGAGCCCCCGGAGCAGGGCAGAGGCCTCGTGCAGGGCCGTGGTCTCCAGGATCTCCTCGGCCCGCTCCTGCAGGCGGCGGTCTGAGGCGTCACGGCGCAGGACCTGGATCTGGCCGGGGCCGAAGAGCATGCGGATGGGCGTGCGCTGGTCCCGCTTGACGCGCACGAAGATCTGGGGGCCGACCGTGCCGCCGCGCTGCACGAAGGAGCCGGGGATGACCTTGCGGCCCTCGGCGCGCAGGACATGCACCGAGACGCCCGTCTTGGGCCTGGAGCCGCCCTCGGACACGGGCAGGTTCGGGCGCGCGCCGTAGCGCAGGAGCGGCACGGAGATCTCGCCCTGGGCGCGCAGGATGGCCTGGTAGCGGCCCATGGCCGCCGGGGTGACGTGCATGCGGTCGCGCAGATCGCGCGCCGGGGCGTTGTATTCGTCGCGGATCAGGCGCACGGCCTCGGCGCGCACGGCCTGGATGCCGCGGTTCAGCACGCGCACCGAGATGCGCTTGTACGCGGCCTCGTCCAGGACGATGCCCGCCTTGCGCAGCATGTCCTCGACGTGGCGGCGGTCGATGTAGACCAGTCTCGAACTGGGCATCAGCTTCGCTCCTTGTAGATCTGCACCGTGAGCAGGCCCGCCTTGTCCTGCACCCTGGAGACGAGCCACTTCTCGTCCGCCACGGACATGGCCCGGCCAGGGACAGGGCGGGGCAGGGCCGTGGCCAGGCAGGAGAGGGCGGCCACGCGCACCGAGACGCCCAGGCGCTCGGCGTCCGCGCCCTCGCCTTCCTCGCGCAGGATGCAGAGCAGCTCGTTCCCATCCACCTGCCGCAGGGTTCCTTCCTCCTCGAGGAGGGAGAGGAGATCCTCTTCGGGCATCATCTGGCGCGCTCCCAGGCGATGAGGGTTGCGAGCTGGGCCGTGTTGCCCTGGCACCAGGCCCCGTAGTCGCGCAGCCAGGCCGCGAGGTCCGCAGGGGTCACGTGGTCTGGCGGAAGTACCCTGGACGCAGCGCCGGGGGCGGAGGCGGCGGGGTCAGCAGCTCCGGAGGGGCCGGTCGCGTCTGCGGGCAGACCGGAGGCGGCGGGATCGGCTCCTGCCGCGTCGTTGCACAGGCGGATGAAATCAGGGCCAAGGCGGCAATCAGGAGCAGACGCGCTCGCATGCTCGATCCTCCGGGAGGTGATGGTGCGGGCCGAGGCGGCGATGGCGGCCCTGGCCTGGGAGAGGTCAGCGGTCAGGGAATCGGCCAGGGCCACCTGGGCCTCCAGACGCTGGCGCGCCTGGGCCTGGAAGTCGGCCAGGGCCGAGGCCTGCGCCTCGCGTTCGCGGGCATGGTCCGCCTTGAGGTCCGCGAGCTCCTGGCCGCGCAGGGCGTCGGCGCGCTCGAAGCCGAGCCGCCAGCCCTGCCAGGCCCCGGCAGCGGCGGCCAGGAGCACGAGCAGGACCACGCCCAGGGCCAGGGCGGCGCGTTTCCAGGACGAGGACGCGGCAGAGGCGAGGAGCGAGGCGATCATGGGCAGACCCCCTTGCCCCAGCCGGCGGCCTCGTAAGTGTCCTCCAGGCGGAGCAGGATGCGGCGCGGATAGCCCCGGTTCTCGGCGAAGGCGAGGCGGGAGCGCCCGGCGTTGACGGTCTCCACGTGGCCCCACCAGCGGGCGGGGTCGAGGCCGTCCGCGACCGCCTGCAGGGCGTCGCGCCGCACCCATCCCAGGCCGCCGTTGTAGGCGGAGAGGACCATGGCCCAGTGCTCGCACGTCGTGGCGGCGCTGGTGCGGTCCAGGAGCCATGCGTCGTAGGCGGCCATGGCGCGCAGCGCCCAGGAAGGGTTGCAGGGCTCGGCCGGGCCGAGGTCGGGCCGCAGGCCTCCGAGCCAGGCGGCCGTCTGCGGCATGAACTGGGCCAGCCCCTGCGCGCCCACGACAGAACGTGCGGCAGGGTTCCAGCCGGACTCCTGCTCGGCCTGCGCGGCCAGGGTGGCCACGGGCGCGGACAGGCCGAGCTCCACGCGGGCGCTGCGGATGAGCAAGGAGCGGTGGGCCAGGGCCGCGCGCGGGGGAGCGGCCTGGGCCTGTGCCGCGAGCAGGCAGAGGCTGGCGAGAAGGAGAAGGCAGAGGACGTGGCGGACGCGGCGCATGGTCAGAGCCCCAGGCCCACGGCGAGCATGGCGCCGATGACGATGGCCGCACGGCGGAAACAGGCGCAGATGAAGGGCCAGGTCTGTCCGGCGGCGATACCGTGGTCCGGGGCGTCAACGCGCTGCCCCTGGCTGCGCCAGGCGCGGGCGAGGTACCCGTCCGGCCTGGAATACGGGAACGCCGAGCGGTCGATCCAGTAACCGAGGTAGGCCGCACAGGCCAGCAGGCAGAGCTTGTAGGCCACGACCGGGGCCTGCTGCGGGGCGAGGACGCCGAGCAGGCCGAGCAGGGCCACGGCCAGGAGCAGGCAGCCGAACATGCGAAGGGAGTTGCGCATGACGATCTCCTAGTTTGCGGGGGGCTGGTCGCCCCCCCTGTCGTTGATGAGCCGCTCCTGCACGTCGGAGGGCATGTCCGAATGGACGATGAGTCCGCGCAGCATGCGGTACTGCCGGTCGCTGGAGGACTTGATGCTTTCCATGAACCTGCAGACGTTGCCGTGCCGCTGGTCGCACAGGTCGCGCGAGACGTAGGAGCCGCGCGTGACGAGATGGGTGACCAGGCCCACGAGCAGGGAGAGGATGGCCCCTCCGAAGAGCAGCTCCAGCGGCGTCAGGGTGATCTGCGGCACGGCGAACATCCCTACTTCAGGTCGGTGATGATGCTCGCCGCGCCGGTGAACTGGATCAGCTCGTCGACGTGCATGCGCGCACGGAAGACCGTCCCGCGGACCTGCTCCTCGCGGTATTCCTCGACCATGACCGTGTCCGGGGTGTCGTCCTCCCAGACCATGGTGCGGCCGAGGGCGATCTCGCGCAGATCCTGACCGCCGCTGGAGATGCGGGCCAGCACGGCCATGGAGGGATCCCAGATGTCCCGGGCGTCCACGGTCTTGCCCTCGGGCGCCACGTTGACCACGCCTCCAGCCACGATGACGTAAGGAACCTTGAAGTAGGTGGACAAGGCGGAGAGGGGCAGCTCGCCTTCCTCGCGCGCGGGGTTGGTGATGTTGATGCGCTCGAGGACCTTGGCGCACTGTCCGAGGTCGAGGTAGGTGTCGTAGTTGATGATCAGGGCATTGGGCATGATGCCCTTCTTGCGCATGACCTTCTTGCGCGCGGTGACGTCGGCCAGGGGGTTGGCCTCGGCGTAGTTGTCCCATTTCTTGGCGGCGGCGGCGTTGTCGAAGCTGACGGGATCCTGCACCAGCTCGGCCACGCGCATCTCAAAGTCGCGCAGCACCATGGTCATGGCCCGGTCAGAGGCCACGGACTCGGCGTCGAAGTAGCGGCGGAAGAGCTTGAGCTCGGTGTCGTCCAAGGGCGACTCGAAGCCGTACTCGTGGCAGACGTAGTCCTTGAAGTCGAAGGAGTAGTCGTCGCGCGCGTAGGCGGAGCGCGGGGCGCGTTTGGTGTCCACGTGCTTGATGGCGGCCGCGGCGGGAATGAAGGGGTACTCGGCGCTCTTCAGCGGCGTGAAGAAGTAGGGCAGCACCTGGGAGGCGATGAACCCCTGCTCCGCGGCCTTGAGGCTGCGCTCGTGGGCGAGCACGGCCAGGTCCGGACGGGGGATGGCGTTGGACTTGGAGATGGGCATTGCGGAAATCCTCCTCGCTCAGCGACCGGGCTACGGGGCCACGGTCACGGTTTCGGTGTAGGCGTAGGGCAGAACCTCGATGACGCCGCCGCCCGCAGGGGTGGCGGCCAGGGCCTTGCCGAAGCGGCGATACGAGCCGGGAGCGACGGGCAGCAGCCCCACCAGGCCGTCGGCCTTGCAGTAGAGATCCACGTCCAGGGCCACGGCCTCGTCGGTCTCGACCAGCACGGTGCCATCGCCGCCCAGCAGGCGGACAGAGACGGGCGCGCCGACGTCCGTGGGGTACTCGACCACGCCGATGGGATCGGAGGCGACCTCGCCGTCGTGCAGGGCGACCGCTCCTGTGGCGAGCATGACCACGCGGTGGGGGGGCATCGCCTCGGCGGCGACGAAGGTGCGGCGCTTGTTGTCGGTGTACGGCATGGCTTACTTCTCCTTGCTCTTGGACAGGTAGGCCTTGTGGGCCTCGGGGTGGCTTTCCGTGGCCCAGGCCATGGCGTCCTTGGTGGAGCAGCCCACGTCCTTCTTGCGCTGCTCCACGATGGACATGAAATCCTGCGGCTGCTGCGCGGCCGAGGGCGTGACGCCCTGGCTGCCGTGCGCCGCGCGCAGGGCGTCCAGGTGTTCCTGCTGCGCGCTGGGAGCGGGCGTGGTCTGGGGCTGCTGAACGGAGACGCCCAGGGCCTTGGCCACGGTGGCGGCCTGGGCGGCATCGATGCCGCTGGCGGCCAGGGCGGTCACGGCCTCGGCCACGGCGTCACCGGCCACGGTGCGCACCAGGCCGGTGACGCGCTCGCGCTCGGCCACGGCGGCCTTGGCCGTGGCCTCTTCCTTGTCCTTGATGTGGCCCGCGACTGCGGCAGCCACGGCATCGGCCTCGATCTGGGACACCAGGGCCGGGTGCTCCGCGCGGAGCTGCTTGACGTCCATGTGAACCTCCTTGCCGCGGTTCGCGGCGATTGCGGAAATGTGGGCGATGTAGGCGGCGCGGTCGGGCACGATGCGGTCGATGAGACCGGCCTTCAGCGCGGCCGCGGCCAGATAGACTCGCGCCTCGGTGGCGCGGACGTCGTCGGGGGAGAGTTTGCGGCCTTGGGCCACGGCGGCCACGAAGAGCTCGCGGCTCTGGTCGATGCGTTCCTGGATGTAGGCCCGGTCCCTGGTGTTCAGGGGCTGGGTGTCGTTGCCAGCGGCCTTGAACTCGCCAGCCTGGAGATAGGTGGGGATGGATCCGACGGTCTGGTACCAGACGCTGTTGTCCCAGTGCATGGTGACCACGCCGATGCTGCCGACCACGGCCGTGTCCGGCGCGGCGATCTCGCGGCACTGGCTGCCCAGCCAGTAGGCCCCGGAGCACATGCAGCCGTCCGCGTAGGCGTAGAGCGGCTTGCGGGTTCCGGCCTCGCGCAGATAGGCTCCGAGCTCGGACGTTCCGTCCACCGTGCCGCCGGGCGAGTCCAGGGAGAGCAGCACGGCCCGCGCCCTGGAATCCATGACGGCGGCTTCGACCCGCTCGCGGATCTCCTGCATGGAGGTCATGCACAGGGCGGCGCGCTTGACCAGCGTGCCCTCGACGTCGACCACGGCCACGCCGTCCACTATGTCGTAGGGGGCCTCGCCTTCGCTGCCGGGCTGGATGCGCAGGGCGGCCATGACCTCGGGCATGTCCGCGAGATCCGCGCGATCGCCGCGCAGACGTGTGGCGAGCACGTCGGTCATGGCGCGCATGGCGTCCTCGGTGCAGGCCCAGGGCTCCTCCGTGAGCAGCCGGATCACGTTCTTGAACATCAGTCCTTGTCCTCCTCGCGGGTGGTGGGCGAGGCTTCCTTCACCGACGCGGCCTTGGAGCGGGGCTCCACCTCGAGCTCGGCCTCGCGGCGGCGCTCTCGGGCTCGCTGCCCGATGGTGTCCTCCCAGTCCTTGCCCTGTTCGGCGGCCAGGTCGGCCAGCGTGGTCAGGTTGTTGTCCAGGGCCAGGATGTTAGCCGTGACTTCTTTCACGGGATCCACGTAGCCGCGCGCCGGAGGGGTCCAGACGCAGGCGCACCAGAGGTCGCGCGCGGCCCAGAAGTCCGGGGCCTTGGCCGGGACGGCCAGCATGCCGCGCAGCCAGGCCTCCTCGAGGACCATTTCCCAGACCTGCTGGCAGTACGAGCGCACGAACCAGGCGTGGTAGCGGCGGTAGAGCTTCCAGACCTCCAGCAGCGCGGCGCGGGCCGAGGAGTAGTTGGTCTCGGAAAAGTCGCGTGCCACGACCTCGTAGGGCTGGCCCGTGGAGGCCGCGATGGCGCGGACCACGCGCTGCACGAATTGGTCGAAGGCGGCGGGCGGATTCTTGGATTCGATGATGTGCGGCTTGTCGCCGGGGCGGCCGTACATGAACAGTCCGGGCGTGAGCTCCTGGTGGCGGGGCTCCTCTTCGTGGCCTTGCGCCGCGCCGTCCAGGGGGCGGCCCAGGCGCATGGCCGCGGCGAACGGGTCTTCCGTCTCCACGAACACGGCCAGCGAGGCGGTGACGATGGCCTGCATGAGGCTGTAGTCGAGGTAGTCGTTGAGGTGCCGGAAAAGCTGGCTGCCGGGCGAGAGCACCGAGATGCCGCGAACGCGCTCCGGCAGGTCGCAGAGGAAGCCGTGGAAGAAGCCGGGGCGGTAGCCCACGGCACGGGCGTAACGCTTGAAATTGGCCGAGGTCAGGCCGTTCACGGTCATGCCGTCGGGCGGATCGGCCACCCAATAGGCCACGGGCGCGCCCTCCGCGAACTCCACGCCCTGGTTGATGTGGCCGTGTCGGGAGAGGTCGAAGGGGGTGCGCAGCCGGGCCGGGTGGATGGTCTGCAGGCAGAGGTCGAAGGCCGCGCCGGGGCGCTGGCGCATCAGCGGGATCTGGCAGAACTCGCCCAGGGCGACCACGGAATGTAGGCACAGGTACTGGATGTCGCAGAAGTGCATGCCGTCGATCCCCGCGGTCTTGGCCCAGAGCCGGAACGCCGCTTCGGCCGAGGCTGAGAACATCGCGGCCTGCTCTTCGCTGATCCCCAGGGCCGCGTGGGCCAGGCGCGACTGCGGCAGGATGCCCGGGCCGCCCACCACGTTGAGCGCCAGCGAGGAGGTGGCCGAGGCGGCGAAACCGTCGTTGGCCACCAGATCCTCGGCGCGGTCCATGGCCGTGTCGCGTTCGCGCTCCTCCTCGATCCTGCGCAGCCGTTTGGGCAGCCAGGAGGAGAGGCGGCCGGAGCGGGATCCCGCCGAGCGCGAGACGCCGCCCACCGGGCCGGACATCATGGCGAAGGCCTGCCGCGCCGCCAGGCGGCGAGCGCCCCGGACCGGGTCGAACCAGGACACGACCCGGTCCAGGACTGTGGGAACGGCGAGAGGGCGGGGCTGGGTCACGGCTGCCTCCGGGGCGAGGCGGGCAGGAGGAAGGGGCCGGATTGGCCGAGGAGCGTGCGGCGCTCATCATCCAGCCAGGAGAGGGTCTTGCGGATCTCGGGCAGGTCGGCGCGGGTCAGGGTCCGGCCTTCGATCTCGTAGGATTGGTTTTTTGCGCAGGCGAACAGGGCCGCTTTCCAGGCCGTCATCTGCGCGTCGAGCTCGGGGAGAGTGAAGATCGCCATGCCGCCCGGCTACCAGGGCCGGGCGGGTCAGTCAGTGGACGCTGTGGACAATGTGGAGAATGTGGACGGTTTTTTCAGGCCGATTCCATGGAAAATTTCCGTGGAAATCCCGTGGAACGGCGGCATGTTCGCAGTGATGACGGAGGGGCAGTCAAAGGATCGCTCAATTCGAGTTGAAAAAATAGTCAGTCCGACCTGCTGCCGCTGCGGGCGCGTTTCGCCAAGTATTCGGAAACACTGGCTTTGGCGATTCGCATGCCTTTTCTGTTTCCGATCCGCAGTGCGGGGAGCTGCTTTTCGTCGATCAGCTTGTACACGAATGACCTGCTGCAGTTGAGCCAGGAGGCCACCTGCTCGACCGTGAGCTGATTCACGCCGGGGAACGGATCGCCGCCGGTGACCGCGCGCTGGTAGACTGTGGGGATGCGGTGCGCCATGGTCTCTATCCTCTGCTGAACCAGGACGGACGCGCGCCGGTCCTGGGCTGGGGTTCTGGCTGGGGAGGGCGTTTCGGCGACGGCGACGGCGCCAGCTTCGCCACGAGCTGCAGGCCCGGAGCCCATTCCGGATCGGCGCAGGCCGCGGCCAGGCATTCGCAGTCGAGCAGGTGGTTGGCCTTGCGGATCCGTTTCCACTCGCGCTTGCCGCCCTTGCCGAGCACGAGCTGCTCGGCGGTGAGCTGCTCGGCGTAGTCGTTGCCGGTCTCCTCGTGCAGGTGCATGGGCTGGCTGCTCTCCGCGTGGAACCGACCGAGCACCAGCTCCTTGAGCGCCGAGGAGTCCAGGATGTAGAGGTCGAGGCCTCCGGGGATCTTCTGGCCGGACGGCAGGCGATCGATGACCGATGGCTTCACGCGCCGAAGCTGCGACCGCGAAGCGCCCTTGGTGGCATGCAGAATGCCGCGCCCCTTGGCCCGCACGAACTGGTAGACCTCCTCGGTGCGGGAGACCAGGGCGCTCTCGTCCTTTGTGCCGCCGGTGTCTATCCCGGCGCGCCAGATCTGGCGGACCTCGCCGGTCTCTTCCACAGGCCACCAGGTGTCGAAGACCAGGGCCTCGACCGCCTCGAAGGTCGGCAGGAACCCGTAATCCACCAGCCAGCTTTCGAGGCTCACGGCCCAGGCCCGGACCACGTACCAGAAGCCGCGCGCCTGCACGTCGATACCGGCGGTCAGGGCCACGGCGGCGCGCGGCATGGTGCGGGGTTTGAGCCCGGGCACGACGCGCTCGAGCACGGCCGTGGACTCCACCGAGAGGGCCACGGGCTTGCACGCCTCGGCCCAGTAGCCGTTGAAGTAGGCCTGACGTACTTCCTGCGAGGCCCCAGGGGCTTCGGCCTTGAGTTTGGCCGCGCAGATCTCGGAGAGCGAGACCGCGCGGGAGAGGATGGCAGGCAGGTGGACGCCCACAGCGCGCGGCCTGTCCACCGGGCGCTCGGCCCGCCAGCCTCCGGCGGCCACGGCCTGGTCGCGGGCGTGGTCGGTCCAGAGGTAGCCGCAGGCAGCGCAGGCGTACCGGCCAAGGCCGCGCCGCCGGACCTCGGCCGGATCGGCGCAGCGCTCCAGGATCACGAGCTGCTCGGGGGCCAGGTACTGTCGCCGGAAACAGGCCGGGCAGCGCGCCTCGTAGCGCCGCAGCTCGTCCGCTGCGTCCACGGCCCGCAGGATGCTGGACTCCTCGCCGCCCACAGGCTTGGAGACGCGCAGGATCTTGCGCAGGCCCGCATAGCTGCGCGTGCGCTCCAGGAAGTCGAGCACGGGATCTCCCTTGCCCTGGATGGACTTGTAGAGGTCCTCCTCGTCCAGGAAAAGGTCGCGCACCGAGATGGTGGCGCGCTGCGAGGGAGACTGGGCGGAAGAGAGGAAGAGGTTTGTTCCGTCCTGGAACTCGACCAGCCCGGCCCTGTCCCTGCCCAGCAGGCGGCGCGTCGGGGCGCAGGCGCGCAGCAGGGGCAAAAGTTTGGTCTCGGCGGCCTTGCCCAGGGTCTCGTCGTCCGGCATGGCCAGCATGCGCGGAGCCGGGCGCATGTCCACGGCAAAGGCCATGCAGGAGTACATGGCCAGGGTCTTGCCGGTCTGCGGGCTGCCCGCCACGCAGACCTCCTCCACGAAGGGATCGCCCCAGGCGTCCATGATGCCCGCGAGGTAGGGGGCGTAGTCGAGCCTGATCCGCCCGCCCGCGTGCGGCCCGTCCTTGACGATGACGTGCCGCGCGGCCCACTCGGAGACCGGGATCCGCTCCCGCCTGCGGAAGACCGCCCGCTCGCCGAGGGTGAAGGTGATTGACGCTTTCATAGCGGTTGGCCTACTGCTTGCCCATAAAAATGGAGAACAAAATGCCAAGATTTGAGTACAAGGTCATTGAGGTCCAAGTGGTCAAGGGAACCCATGCCGCGCTCGAAAGAGAATTGGCCGAGGCGGGAAGGAACGGGTGGGAGATCATCAACGTATGCCCCATCCCTGATCCGGAGATGAGAGAGTCTGCGGTGACAGCCAAAGTTTTTTTGAAGAAACTGGTTGCATAAGCTAATCCACCTGATTCTCGGCTAGGGAAACAACGAACTCCCGGTCCTGCGACCAAGCATCCATCCAGTCCGCCGAGCGCTCCTGCCAGAAGCAGATGAGCTCCTGCAGCTTACCCTCGCTGCCGCCCACCAGGGCGATGGCCTCAGGAGCCGTGCGGATGATGAAGGCCTCGATCTCGCTCTTGAAGAAGGTGGCGCGGGCCGCGAGGTCGCGCTCGTGGTCCTCGCGCGGCATGAGCAGACCCTGTTCGCGCGCGAGCTTGAGTCGTTGACGCTCGGCCTGCACGCTTTTCAGCGCCGCATCAGCGGTCAGGCGGTCCTGCTGCGCGGCAGCGGTCGCCTTGTCCTCGATCTTGGCCACGGCCTGCAGCCCTGCAGACGCGGCGTAGCCGAGCAGGGCCGCCTCCTCGAACTCCCCGGCCTCGTTGCTCGGAACCAGGCCGCTGCGCACGTCGTTGTTGAACTTGCTCTTGCCGATCTTGAAGCCGCGCGCCTTGAGGAAGGCCACGGCGTCGAGCTGGGTGCGGCAGGCGGGCATCAGCTCCTCCTCTGGGCCGGACGCAGATCCCGGCATCTGACCTGGCGGCAGGTGAGGCGATGCACCTGGCCGCGCCCCACGACCACGCACCAGCCCTCGGTGCGGGTCTCGAAGGGCGGCGTGACGACGCGCCAGATCACGCTCTCGATCCCTCCCCGCTTCCCGATCTCGCCAGCCGGGACGTGCTCCAGCTCGCCAGGCAGGGTGACCAGGTCGCCGGGAGCGAGCTCCGGGGCTGGTTCCGTCTCTGCCACGGGCAGGCCCAGGGCCTGGCGCAGCAGGGTTGCTGCCTGCCGCAGGGCGTCCTCCGGGGTGCAGGGCGAGGCGGAGAGCCAGGCGTGGCCCAGCTTTACGCGGAACATGCCGCGCTCCCCGGTCTCGTAGAGCCGCAGCCGGACGGGCGGGTGGCCGTGGTGCGGAAATTGAAGCGAAAAGGTGACGTGTTTTTGCATGTCCGGTTGCTCCGATTTCAGGCGTGTGGTTCTGGATGCGCGTGCTGCAGGATCACGCGGCCCGCCTCGTGCAATTCGATGGCGATGACGCCGCCAGGTTCCAGAGAGATCGCGGCCGCGTGCTGCCAGAACCTGGCCCAGGCGATACCCCACCCCCAGGGCCAGCGGCCCTGACCAACGCGAAACAGGGTTCGGCGAGTCCAGCCGGCAGCCAGCAGCTCGGGCTGGCGAGGCATGAGCCAGGCCCGCGCCCGCCGCCAGCCCTGCAGCATGCTGGGCGTGATGCCGGAGCGCGATGCCGGGACGGGCGGCTCGTGCTCGAAGGGACGGCGCTCGACCCCGTAGTCCTGGCGCGGAGCCGGGCGTTCCTGCTCCCGCAGCTCCTCGGCCACGAGCGGGCGCGCGGGCGCGGTGGAAACTGGTGAGGAACAGGCCTGCCCAGCGAGGCGCTGGCGGCGCTCGATCATGAACCGGATCCCGGCGGGAAGCCCGGCCAGGATCCAGGTGCGCAGGGAGCCGCCCCCGCCCATGGCCCAGAACTCGCCGATGTCTTTGCCCTCGGGCACGGGCCAGCGCTTGGCCTGGGGGTAGTTGGCCAGCCACCAGTCACCGGCCTGCGCCCCGGCCCCACGGAAACGCGGGCGGGCGAAGGCGCGGACCCAGCCGTGGGCGTCGGCGAGAACGCGCAGCGCGCGGGAGCGGCGCAGCACGGAGCGGGCCAGCCAGGCGGACCAGTCCGGGGGCGTCTCGCCCGCGTCCATGGCCACGAGCAGGCAGCGCGAGGCTGAGATGATCTCGTGTTCATCGGCCTGGGGGTGGAGTTTGGCAGCGCCGACCATGGCCACGCCCACCAGATCGCCCGCCTCCTGGGCCACCAGCATGCCGTCGAGCTCGGTCTCCTCGACCACGTGGGCCAGGGCGCGCGGGCCAATGATCACGGGGCGATTGCGGCTGCCGTCCACGAGCTGGTACTTGGGGCCGGTTTCGTCCGCCGCCAGGCGCACGCGCAGGCGCAGGATCTCGCGCTGTCCGTCCGAGGCCTTCGGGCCGAAGGTCGGGATGAGCAGACCACGCTTGATGCACAGGGCGCGCGGCTTGCCGTCGTCCCAGTTCTTCGGCGGCAGCCCCCAGGACTCGCGGCCCTTGTAGATCCGCTCCCCGATCCACCCCAGGCCGAAGCGGCGCACCGTGGCCAGGGTGAGGCCGCGCTGCTCGCGCAGCCAATCCAGCGCGCCCATTTCCACCTCGGTCTTGCGGCCAGAGGCCTCGACCATGAAGCGCCCGGCGGGGTTCTGCAGCAGCGCGATGTGGGCCTCGCGCGCCAGCTTGAGCGCCTGGCCCTGCCAGAGGGCGTCCGGAGCCACGGACGGGGAGGGCGTGAAACCCTCCGGAGCACGGCGCGGGGTCTCGCGCCGCCTGTCCGGAGATGGTGCGCCAGCGGCGTAGCGTTCGCGGAAGAGCCGGAATCCGTCCGAGTCGTGCACGTCGCGGCTGTGCAGCGCGTTGAAACAGCCGATGAGGTCCGTGGTGGCGTCGCAAGCGAAGCAGTGGGCGCGGTCTTCCTCGAAGTAGTAGCGGAAGCAGCCCGAGGGCGTGGAATGCACCGTGAGCGGGCAGTCCGCCGCCACATAGCCGCTCGCGTCCTTGGCGTTCTCGAAGAGTTCCATGGCCACGCCGCGGCAGCCGGCAGCGCCCAGCCATTCCAGCGCCTTACCCACGCCGCGCCCCCTCCCCCGTGTGCGAGAAAACCGCGAAACCCGCCCGAGAAAGGTCATGAGGGCGAGAATGAGGCCGCACGCCAAAGGTCATGGCCGGGTCATGGGAAAGGTCATTGGGGCCTGAATCCGCGCGAGACGTGGATCGAGCCGGGGAGAGAAGGGGGGCGAAATGACCTTTATGACCGGAATCGTCGCAATCTGCTGCCTTGGTCTTTCTCTTATTAAGAATCCTGCACTCACTATTAGGTGAGTCATAAAGGTCATAAAGGTAATTGGAATCAAGGCGGGCTGCGGATTTAGCGCAATGACGTTCCATGACCTTCACCCCGAATCCTATGACCTTTCGTCCGGAAAGGCCTTGTCCCACCAGTCGTCCTTGACCCGCAGCCCGAGGTAGTAGGGAGTGCCCGAATAGCCGGGGTCGCCTTTGGCCAGCTTGGCCAGGCCCGAGGTGCGCGCGACGTAGCCGGTCATCTGGCGACCGAACATTTCCCTTTTCCAGACGCTCTTCGCCGCCTGTTCGCCCGAATCCACAGCCCAGGCCTGGAAGACCTGATAGAGATCCCCGGCCTTGATCTTGGTGTCCTCGTGGATCTCGCAGGCCTCGGCCACGAAGCGACCGATCACGTCCTCGTCGTCGCGGTAGTTGTTCGTCCAGGTGCGGACCTGGGCGGGCATGTTCAGGTGGCCGTCGGCCTGCCACATGAGCGAGCCCTCCACGTAGCGCCGCAGGATGCCGGGCAGCTCGCCGCGCAGCTTCTGCTTGATGCCTGGATCCTGAGCCCGCTCCCAGGGCTTGTTGGGGTCAGGGCACTCCACGAAGGAACACGGAAACTCGACCACGCGGGCGCGCTCCCAGAAGGCGTCCTCGTTGGCCGAGATTTTGGGCTTGTTGTTGGTCAGGAGCAGGAGCACGTGCCGCGGGATGTACTTGACCTGGCGCCGGGCGTTCGGCGGCCTGCAGGTCACGGTGTCGCCGCCCGAGAGCCACTTCACGTTCGAGGCCGAGAAGCGCTTGTTCTCGTCGGTCTCCGAGCCCCAGACCAAGGACTTGCCCATGATGTCGTAGAGCACGGCCGAGGGGCCGTCCGGGTTGCGGCCCATCTTCTGCTCGAGCAGGTACTCTGAGGGGATGGGGCTGGCCAGGTCGCCCAGGACCTCGCGCGTCGTCTCCAGGAGGGTCGTTTTGCCGTTGCGTCCGTGTCTCCCGTAGAGGATGTACACGTGGTTGAAGAGGGTCACGCCCCCGAGGGAGTAGCCCACGATCTTGTACCAATACTCCACGAGCTCGGGATCCCCGAAGACGGCGGCGATGAAGGAGTCCCACACCGGGCACTCGGCGGCTGGATCGTAGGGCACCTTGGCGGCCGTGCGGATGAAGTCGCGAGGATCACCCGGCTCCAGCTCCCCGTTGGCCAGGTTGACCACGCCGTTGGCCACCGCCAGCTTCATGGTGTGCTGATCCCAGGTGTCCCGCCCCGAGACCGCGATCTCCGGCTGGCGTTGGAATATCTTGAGCGCCGATTCTTGGTTCTTCTTGTAGTTGAGCGACCGGGCGCGGTCCGCCAAGTGCTTCTTGTTCTCCTGGTTCTCTTCGCCAGGCAGTTTTGCGTAGTGGCGCGAGGCCGAGCGCAGGGCCTCGCGCGCCGCATCCAGGGCGACGTTCGGAGCCTGGTCGCGGTCGTCGATTGCCCAGTGGTGCACCTGCCAGAGGTAGTAGGTCCGGTCGGCGCAGTCGAAGCAGACCCGACCGTCGCAGAGCTGGGCCATGAGCCTGGCCATGCCCTCGTCGCCCTGCCAGGAGAGGGCGAGCACGATCTCCGGCGAGATCCCCTGAGCCGCTTTTCCGGGCTTGGCTCTCCCTTCATCCTCTTTGGCGGCGCGCTCTTCCGTCTTTTCTGCAACGCCCTGGATTTCATCGTCTTTCCCATCCAT